ATGGCGTCATTTCAGCGGCGTGGCACGGGGTGGCGCGCCATTGTACGGAAGAAGGGCCACCCTTCACAGAGCAAGACTTTCTCGACGAAGGCACGGGCCCAGGCATGGGCCAAGAAGGTCGAGGGGGAGATCGAGAGCCGGCAGGCCGGGGCGCTTCCGGCACTGACGATAAAGGATGCGTTGCAGCGTCATCTGGCTCACCTCGAGCGCACGTCTTCCCGCGGGCGAAAGAACCAGACCGCGGTCAACAATCTCTGCCGTGGCCTGGACGCCGATGCGCTGGTTGCCCACCTCGAGTACACCGACCTCGCTGAGTATTGTGCGACCCGAATCCATGTCGACGGCGTGAGGCCGGCCACGGTCAAAAGCGACGTCATGTTCCTGTCGGGTGCGGTGACCACGTGTGTCGTCGAGGAAGTCCTGCCGGCGACGATGCAGGTCAAGATGTCGAACTGGCGTAAGGGTTTGCAGCGGTCTGAGTTGATCGGCGACCCCGAGTCTCGAGACCGACGGCCGTCGGCCGAGGAGCTGGCCGAGCTGCTGTCGCACACGCGCCACAACAAGGCGCTCAGGCGTATCGGCTATCACGCGCTGATCCGTTTCGCCATCGACTCATGCATGCGTCTCGACGAGATCTGCTCGCTACAGTGGGCCGACCTGGATGAGGTCGCCGGCACCGTCATCGTGCGACTCAGGAAGCACCCGACGAAGCGCACCGACGAGGTGGTGCCGCTGATGGGGGAGAGCCTGGCGATCATTGGCGCGCAGCCGCGAGATGGCGAGCGGATTTTCCCGTTCAACGCCGACTCGGTATCTAACGGGTTCCGCCGGATCTGCCGATTTCTCGGTATCGAGGATCTTCACTTCCATGACCTGAGACACGAGGGGATCAGCCGCCTGTTCGAGCGCGGCTATCAGATACAGGAAGTGGCAATGGTATCGGGGCACCGTGACTGGAAGAGCCTCAAGCGCTACGTCAATCTGCGCCCGGGAGAGCTGGTGCGGAAGGAGAGGGCGAGGAGCGCCTAGGCGGCGCTGCCTCGCTGGCTGTCGATGTACTTGGCGGCGTCTGCGACGTGCACCATCGGCTGGCGCGCTGTGCGGGTCAGCGCCACCGGGAAGGTGCCCGCGGCGATGCGGTTTCTCGCGGTCTGCAGGCTCACGCCCATGATGTCCCGGCAGAACACGTCGAGCGGGATCAGCGGCTTCTCGTAGCACGCCAGCAGCATGAATTCGGTCTTCATCGGTGGTGTCCCCCACGCGCTTCAACGCTGGAATCGGTTCTGGATCGCGCGCCGGCCGCTCAGGCCGGCGTGCTCCGCGTGTTGGCGTTCTCGGCTTCCAGCCGCCGGCAGCGGGCGTTGAGGTCTTCGCCGATCTCCAGCGCCTCGCGCAGCATGGCGTTGGATGCCTCGAGCTGCAGCTCGAGGCGGTGGGCCTTGCCGGTGGCGTCGGCCAACTGATCGCGCAGCATGGCCACTTCGTCGCACAGCTCCTGGTAGCTCTTGTTCATCGGTCGGCCTCAGTAGTGGTACCGGCCGGGCATCGCCCTGCGCGGTGTCGTGGTCATGTCCGCCGCTTCATGTGCCGGGGTGGTGCGGATCTCGACCACGTCGATCCGGGGCATGAAGCGTGACGCCAGGGCGATGCCGCCCTGGATGGCCACGCCCAGGCCAGCGGCTAGCACCAGCAGAGAGACCACACGGGTCACGCGGTGGATGGCGTTACCGAACATGGCGCCCCCTGGCTTCGCGGATGGATTGGCATTCGATGCAGGTGGTGGCCCAGGGCGCGGCCTCGCGCCGGGCCGCGGGGATCTCCTCGCCGCACCCCTCGCACTCGGGCTCGGCGGCGACGCTCGCCGGCAGCCGGTGGCGGGCGAGCGACTGGTTCAGGTGGCGCTCGATCACGTCGCCGGCGTTGTCTGCTGCGTCAGCCATTGGTCGGGGCCTCCTGCCAGCTCATTACCTCTTGCATCGACAGCGTCCGCGGCGCGGTCTCGATGTCGATGAAGTGCAGGCGCTCGCCGATGTGGATCAGGTAGCCGTCGAACAGCACCGGGGCCTCGGTGATCGCGGGCGTGAGCTGGCGCCGGTTCTCGGGCTTCTTCAGTTCCTCGAGCAGGGCCGCTTTCGCCTCGCCCAGCAGCAGGTTGGCGCCTTGCACTTGGGCTTTTCTCTCGTCGAGGTGGGTCTGGCACTCGGCCACACGTTGGAAGCAGGCTTCCAGGGTCTGGGTGGTCATCTCTCGTCTCCTCACTCGCCCCAGTAGGTCAGTTCTTCGTCCGCCGCGGCTTCCGGCGGTTGCTGGCCGTCGCCAGGGTGCGCGAGGCGGTCGCGCTCGGCGTCGCCCCAGGCGCTCTCCGCGGCCTGGCTGGCGATGTCGTTGGCCACGCCGGTGCGACGGTGGAGCCGTAGCGCGAAGCGGCGGCACCACTCGTCATGTCCCAGCAGGCGCTGGCGTTCGGTATCGCGGGCGGCGCGGTCGATCAGGGTTTCGGTCTGCATGTCGGTCTCCTTCAGATGCTGTCGGGGAAGAACTCGTCCGGCCATGCCGGCGGGGCGATGGGCGTGGGTGCCGCCGGGCGGCGGCGCGGATCATGCGCTGCTCGAGATCGGCGTTTTCCACTTCGGCGCGGGCTTCTTCTCTGGCGCGCCACTCTCGGTAGCGGTCGAGCTGGGCTGCCAGCTCTTCCGGGGTGAGGTCTTTCGGGGTCAGCAGACCCCGCGGGATGAGGCTCTGGCTGTCCCCCGGGGCGGGGGCCGTACAGTTAGTGACACAAGTCCAAGGGGCGGCGGCTGCGCCGCCTCCCGAAAACCCCGCCGCCGGCACGCTTCGGGCGCACGTGCCAGCGGTAGAGGCGCGTCAGGTACTCGGACACGCGGCCCTTGCCGTCGCTGACGGCGAGGCCCTTGGGCACCTGGATCTCATCGCCGTAGCGGCCGCGCTGGATGAACTCGGCGTGCTGCTCGCCGGTGGCGTGGCTGAAGTCGTCTCCGCCCTGGCTGGTACGGAAGGCGGGGATCGACCACGGCTTGATTGGCTGGCGCTTGCGTGGGGTGTTCGGCCCGCCCATCAGGCGCACGAACCGGCACCACTCGCCGGCGTTGGCCGCTGCGCGGATGCGGTGGAAGACCGCCGACGCGCGCGGGTGGGGCTGGGTCGCCGCTTCCCAGCGCTTCACCTGCTCTTCCTGGGCGTCCGTCAGGCGGCGGATCTCGCGCCAGACCGTGACGCTGGGCAGGCCGACGAACTGGAATTGGCGGATGCCCCAGCAGGCCGCCCACGCCTCGATGCGCGGGGCGGCGCTGTTCAGCTCGTGGCCGTAGCGGTCCAGCTCGTCGCCGTCGATGCCGGCGCGGGCGAACTGCTCGCCGTTGATGTTCTTCGAGATGTACTTGGCCACGTAGCCGGCGGCGGTGCCCCGGGTGTCGTCGATGCGCTTGGCATCGAAGCGGGCGGTGGTCTTGCCGAAGCGGTTGAACAGCTCCTCCGGGGCCTCCTCCTCGGCGTAGCCGCGCAGGGTCTCGGTGACGGCCTCGGCGTCTTCGGGCTTCATCCACACCAGCAGGTGCCAGTGCGGGGTGCCGTCGTGGTGCGGTTCCACCACGCGGATGCCGTAGATCGCGCGGTTATCGCGGGCCAGCCGGGCGCGGGCCCTGGCCCATACCTGCTGGATGTGCTGCTGGGCCTGCCGTGGGGTCGAGCCGTCGTAGCGCGGGTTGCGGCGGCAGCGGTAGCGCTCGCGGCCGTGGCGGTCCCTGGTGCGGTTGGCATTGATCGGGTGAAAGCGGCTCGGCGCGGTGAGGGTGTAGAACATGCCGACGTGACCCAGGCGCCGGGCTTCGACCTCGGTATCGCGGATGCGCAGCATCAGCTCGGCGCGGCGGTGGTCCGGGTTGGCCAGCCCCAGCTCGGCCAGCTCGGCGAGGGTGTAGGTCTGGCCCGCCTGATTGATCGCCTCCAGGGTTTCCAGCAGCGTGCGGTTGCGCACCCGCTGGGCGCGGCGGCGTTCCAGGGTCATCTCGCTGCAGTAGATGCCGGCCTGGGCGTGGACCCGGTACGCCTCGCGCTGGACCTGCTCCAGCCGGCGCCCGGCCAGCCGGCGCAGCTTGCGGCGCCAGAACCCGGGGCAGCTCAGCCGCGCCAGTTGCTCGCTGGCCGGCTGTTTCACCGGCGGCGGGGCGATGCCGTGCAGGGTGGCGCGTTTGCGTGCGGCGGCGGCGGCCATCTCGTCGGCCACGGCCAGCGACATGACCGGGGCGCGCTCCCAGCGGAACACCGCCATGAGCGGGATACCGGCCGGCGGCGGGGTGAGCGGGTTGCGCGCCTCGGCGATCTGACGTGCCATGGCGCGGGCCTGGGCCGAGAGCGGTACGCCCCGCGGCTGGCGCACGCGGCGGGGCGGCGGCAGCAGGCCGAGACGCAGCCGGCGGTTGTGCTCGGCGATGCCGCCGATCAGCTTGTTGCGGGCATCTTCCACCGCGCGGGCCTGGGCCTGGGCGTAGTCGACCAGGGCGTCATCGTCGTGGGTGGCGTTGAGACTGCCGATCTTGAGCCGCGACTCCACCTCGCGCAGCCAGTCGCAGCCGGCGCGCAGGCCCTCGATGGTGGTGGGCTGGGCATGACGGCGGGCGATGAAAGCGCGCTTGAGATCGTCGGCGATCACCGGAAAGCGGCGGTAGACGTGCTCCGGCTCGATCAGCCCGGCGCTCTGGCGCGCCAGCCAGCGGTTACCCGCGGCGTTGCCGTAGCGCTCGGCCACGTGCAGAAAGCCGGCGGCGAGATCTTCGGCCAGCGAGGGCAGGCGCTCGAAGATCGCCGCGCGCCAGGGCCGGCAGTCCACCGTGCCCCAGTCGCGGGTACGTTCGATGGCGCTCATTGCGACTCACCGAGGCGCGGTGTCAACGCGGCGATGATGCGGCCATCCATCACATGCACGTAGTTAGCCAGTTGCCGCTGCTCTGCCAGCAGTGCCCTGGCGCCTTTAGCATCGCCCTCCGCTTCTGTCTGTAAGGCCAGTTGCACCATTTGCATGCGGGCCTCCATCAACGATTGGGCGATATGGCGATAAGTGATACGGCTCATTGCGCCCCCGCTTCGATCAGGCTCAGCCAGTGCAGCGCGCTCGCGGTATCGCCTTCGGCCAGCGCCCGGCGGGCGTTGGCGGCCAGCGCCCGGCTGGGGCTTTCGCCCTGCAGGCGCTGGCCCAGGCGCTGGGCGTAACGGCTCATGCGGCCGATGGCGGCGCGGATCGCCTCGCGCCCGGCAGGCGGCATGTCAGCGATACCGCGCAGGGCGTCGCGCGCTTCGAGCCCGGCGCTGGCCGCGAGCGCCTTGCGCTCGGCCAGCTTGAGCCCGGCCCAGAGCTCGGCGAGATCCTCATCGGCGCAGCGGGCGTGCAGCTCGGCGCGTAGCGCACCCCAGCCGGCGCGGGCATCCGGCTCGACCAGGGCAAGGTGGCGGCGTGGCGTGGGCGTGGTGGATTGGGGTGCGGCGGCCATGGGGCGTACCTCGCGAGCGTTGAGGGTTACTGCAGCGGGCGGTGATTGACGGTGCGCAGGGCGCCGCGGTTCCGGGCGCGCTGGCGCTGGGCCAGCAGGTCGCCGACGGTGAACGAGACCGGCGCGCCGCCGGCGGTGCGCAGCACCACCACATCGCGGGTGCTGGCCTCGAGATCGATCCAGGCGACCTGATTGAGCGACTCGAGCGCAGCGCTGGCGTGCAGGGCGGCCAGCTCGGCGGTGGCCTCGCTCATGGCGTGCTCGCTCATCAGGTGGCGGGTGCAATCTTCCAGCGCGGCGGCGCGTTCCAGACCGCGGCAGTGGCGCAGCAAATACGCGGTGGCGGCGTTTTGCGGGTCGAGTTGGGGTGCCCGGCCGGCATGGCGGCCAGCGGGAGCGGTGAGCGTGGTCATGGTCGGTCTCTCTCGACTAGGGAGTGTCTCGGACCTCGCGCAGCATCTGCGCGAGCATCGTGGCCTTGAGCCCGGGGAGGCCGGCAGGTCCACCTCGGGGTTGGGCTGCAGGCTGGGTGTCAGCGTGCAGGTGAATTCGAACGAGAACTTGCCGCGCCAGCCGCAGGCCGGGTTCTGGCACTCGATGGCGCCCTCGCGGTAGAGCCGCGTGACCTGCTGCGAGTAGCGCACCCGCGCATAGCCCCCGCAGTGCGGGCAGACGTTTCTCGCTCGAGCGGCGTCGGTCACCGGTGTCCTCCTTGGATCGGGTAGAGCGCGCGGCCGCGGCCGGTGAGATCGGCGGTACCTGTCCGCATCCGCCGGCGCATCAGGAATTCGGCAGCCTCGTCTCGGCTCGCCAGCCCTTCCTGCAGGCGTACCCGTTCCAGCTCTCGCGCCATCTCTTCATCGATGTCGACGGTGTGATTCGGCATGGGCGCCTCGTTTTGCACGGTGGATGTGGTGCCGGATGCGGTGCTGTGTTCAGCCGGCGCGGGCGGCGATACTGGACTCATCGCTAGCGCGCCCCAGACCCAGCACGGCCTGGGCTTCCTTCATCATCATCTGGCGCATGACCTCCGCCTTGGAGACGCCCAGGTAGTTGGCCATGGCGGTGATGATGTCGGCCTCGTACTGATCGAGGTACACGGTGCAGCGCTGACGAATGCGTTTGGGGTCCTGGTACATGGCAGCGATTCCTTGTGCGAATCAGGAGACGGCTTCGGGGTTGGGGGTGTGTTCCAGGCCGCGCAGCAGGAGCAGGCGCAGGGTGCCGGAGAGCGAGCGCATCTCGCGCTCGGCCATGGCCTCGACCCGGGCGCGCTCTTCCCTGGTCACGATGGTCATCATCGGGCAGTTACAGCCGTGGGGAGATTGGCGGCGGCGGGGCTGGGTCATGTGGTACGCTCCTAAAGTGTTCTAAAGTATTGACTTAGCGATTGCCGGACGGGGATTGGCGCGCATGGCGGGAAGCAAGATCAGCAGTACGGCTGCCCAGGTAAAAGGCATCATCGACTTCATCGAGCACGGCGGCGGTGTCATCGATGCTCAGCGCCGGCTGATCGCGCTCGAGTCTGAAATCGTCACTCTCGAGCAGCGATATCTGACGCTGGAGCAGCGCGCGCTGGCGCTCACCAAGGAAAATGATGAGCTTAAGGAGCGAGTGTCGGAGATGGAGCAGCTTGAAGTTGAACGTGATGGCTACGACGACTATCGCCTTCCGAGCGGGCTTGGGTCATGGCCGCTCGCCGGCCCGGAGAGCAGGAGCTTGGCGAGCCCGGCATGTACCTGTGTCGCCGCTGCTTTACACGACGCAAGTACGAAGTACTGCAGCCGGTCAACCATGGGCGCTCCCTTGAGTGTCATGAGTGCCGCTCCGTCATCGAGATGGGCCCGAGGCATAGCAACGAGCTGGATATCAACCGCTGGGACTGACTTCCTTGGCGGCTTAAAGACTGTGAAACGAACAGTAATCGCCAAAATGGCATTTATCAACACATTGGCGATTGCAATTAACTATTAGGCGGCAGCGATGATCGACAAAAAGGCAATCGCTGAAGGCGTCCTTGAACGGATGAAGTCTGTCTTGGAGCTGTCTTCTGATAAGGAAATTGCCGCTTATTTCGGGATTTCGCCGACATCTGTCCACAATTGGCGTCGTCGTGGAAGCGTCCCCTACGACGAATGTGTCAGATTGGCGATTGCCAAAAAGATCAGCCTTGGGTGGCTGGTGCTGGGTGATGGCGATGTGGCCGATACGTCTCTGGCAGTAAACGAGCCTGCTGGGCTTTACCTCTCTGACTCACCGCCCGAGACAAAGTCGGTGCCTCTCTACGACGTCGAGGGCGCCGCGGGCGCGGGACGCTCGCTGGAGCATGAGACGGTAGTCGGCCACTTCCCGATGACCGCCGAGCTGATCGCCCAGCTTGGCCTGACCGACGCTCGGCTTGCCGGGATCCGGGTGCGGGGTGATTCCATGGAGCCGACGCTGTTCGATGGCGACTGGACGTTTATCAACCTGAACGACACCAACTGGTCGCTCGGTGGGGTGTTCCTGGTGTGGGTCAGCGGTGAGTTGCGCATCAAGCGCGTGCAGCGGCTCTCGGGCGGGGCGATGTACCTGATCAGCGATAACACGCACTACGAGAAAGAGATGATCCCCCGCAGCCAGATGCAGGAGGTCGCGATCATCGGCCGCGTGAAGACGCGGCTGGGGGGGATTGCTTGAGGGAGTGGTGTGTGGGATTGAATATCGTTATGACTAAAGCGAGGCGTCTGACTCGTTGAAGTGCGTGCTGTGATGGGCCGCAATTTTGCTGATGATTATGGACTGATCAATCCTGCCGAGCTCGGCTCGGCGAATATTCTTGAGTGGCATTGAAGATGGTAACAATCCAATGAGCACCCTTTTGACTATCGATAGCCATAAGCTGGATATTAGAGTTGATAAGCTTTGTCTCACTGGTTTCAGGTGTTACAAAGAGGCTGTAATAGAATTTGAAAAAGACCTGACTGTTTTGGTCGCACCTAATGGTGTTGGTAAGAGCTCTATACTTGATGCTTTGGCAATTGCTTTTGGGGCTATGTTAACTCGTTTGCCAAAGATTAAAGGGACTGCGCCGCTAGATACCGATATTAAAGTTGATGCGGATGGGCGAAGGGCGCCATACATGCGTATCAGTACTTCGCTGCTCAATGGTATTACATGGGATCGCGCTGAAAGGGGTAGCGAGCGGAACTTTAAAGCAGCAGATCTTCCTGGCTTTCGCGGGTTGTCAGAAGTTAACAGATTGGCTGATGATATATTTAGTGGCGGAGGATCGTTTAAGTTTTCCCCTGCCCGTTTTGGCCTATTACGGTACCGGGCGTGGTGTTTTCGAAAACCCGATGCGTAGACGCAATTTTAAGAAAATGTTTCCGCGGCTGGATGGGTATGATGAATGTCTAGCGTCCAAGGTAGACTTCCGTTCGTTCTTTCAGTGGTTCCATTACATGGAGAACCTGGAGAACCGGAAAATTGTTGAGTTCAAGGATTTTGATTATCAGTTGCCGGTTTTGGCAGCTGTTAGAGAGGCTATGGAGGGCGTGCTGCCAGGTTTGCGCAATCCAAGGACTGCATTGGCCCCCTTGCGTTTCCTGATGGATTACGATTCTCCCCGCGGGACTATAGAACAACGCATCGAACAGTTAAGTGACGGTTATAGAATATCATCGCCATGGTGATGGATATGGCTGCCAAAATGGCTGAGTTGAATCCCGACTCTCCTCGCATCCTTGAGACATCGGGGGTGGTCATGATCGATGAAATCGATCTTCATCTACATCCGAGCTGGCAGCAAAAGATCCTTCATGATCTAAGAAAAACATTTCCCAATGTTCAGTTCATCGTTACCACGCATAGTCCGCAGGTGCTTACGTCAGTCGATGCGAGATCGATCCGTATTGTAGGTGAAGATTCGATTGAGTCTCCCAGCGTAAATACTTTGGGAGAGAAAAGTGGGGCGGTATTGTCCTCTATATTTTCTGTGTCTGAGTGGCCTCCTGAAGAGGTTGCAGATAATCTGAGGCTCTTGAATGAATACAGGACTCTGGTGTCTTCAGGCGCTTACGATACTCAAGAAGCGTTAAAGCTACGTGCGGCTCTAGACGAAGTCTACGGACATTCGCATGAGGAGTTGGTCAGGTGTGATCTTTATCAAAAAAGGCTGAAGTTTTTGAAGGAAAAGAAAAAAGGTGAAATGTGAGACCTCTAAATAGATCAGATGAGCCTCTTAATTGTAATGGTGGTGGGTTGTTTTCCGATCTTGAGAATTCGCTTGGTAGAAAAGTAAGGAGTTCAGATTGGAATGTTAAGGTGACCGCAGGAATCAAGAGGGTAGCCAAACAAGGCATGCTCTCGGATCAACATGGTCTTTGCTGTTATTGCGAGGAGAGTTTAAACATTGACAATTCTCACGTGGAACATCTAGTTCCAAGAAATCATGCGCCAGAATTAACTTTAGATTGGGGTAATTTGGCTGCGTGTTGCCAGAACAACAGCCGTTGCGGACATAAAAGAGGGTCTTTTCATCCCGTAGTTAATCCTTATTCAGACGACTGTATTTCGTGGTTTGAGTGTGATTTTCGTGGGCGTTTGTCTGTTTCCGAAAATATACCGGACGAACACAGAAAGCTGGCTTCGGATTCTCGGCAGATGCTTGGGTTGGATTCTTGTCCAGATCTAATAAGAAGGCGGGAGCGGGTAATATTATATGTTTTAAGGACGTGGGGTGAGTTTTTTGATGATGCCGCTCAAGATGAAGGTCTGTTCGAAATGATGCTGTACGAAATGTTTTTAGAGCACGGTTTGCCTTTCCGCACTTCAATTTTGAGTGCATTGCATTTGCCCTATCACCTGCTCCAGCACGAAATACGATTTTGAGATCTTTGCCTTTTGGCCTTCTCCTCTGAATGATTTATTGGCGACATACATTGCTAAATGTGGATGAGAGCGTCGGTGATCTTTTTTCAATGATTCTTATAGCGGTGTTAGTCGGCAATTCCCCGCACGTGTGGCTGATATGACTATCTCGAGCTGTTTGTCGCGGTGCTTGTGATGGAAATCTTGGATGAGAGCGCGCAGAATGGCGAATAATGTCTATCATCACCCGGCATTTTCGAGTCAACAGGATGGCGGAGGAGGGCCTCCGGACATGGAGCAACGTCTCAGAAAACTCGAGCAGGATGTGGCGATCATCAAGGAGACCGTGGCGACGCGGGAGGATCTCCTCCGCGAGACCGGATCTATTCGCTCCGAGATGCACTCGCTATTGCGCCAGCAGACGATGTGGAGTGTTGGCACCATCATTGTCGTGGCTGGCCTTATCTTTGGCATCATGCGGTTTACCAGCGGCGCCTGATATCTCCGTTTTCGAGTGGAAGCCGGGGATCTACCGCAGCGCCCGCCGTGCCCCGTCAGCGCGTCTCTCGTACCCGTGGTGGCGATTCGGGCCATTCCCCGTAGGCCGCCTCTGACAGGACCAGCGTCTCGACCGCTTCGATATCCTGAAGCCGGTGCTTCAGCCCACACTCCCAGATCACCAACACGCGCCAGCTCGAGGCTCAGCGGCGGGCGTTCAGAACTACATGCCGCTGATTCTCACCAACGAGAGTCTGGAGCCCTGGCTCGATCCGGCGCCCATTGATCGCGACACCATTCGCCGCTTCGTGCGACACTTGACTTGCCGGCCGAGGTGTTTACACATTTGGCCGTATCAACCCGCGTGAATAAGCCGGGCGAGGAAAGCGCCTCGTTGGTGAATCCCCAATAAACTTGGCATCAATCAGCTCTAGCTCTATCTGGTCTCTCAATAGTCGTAGGAAAGCTGAATGAACAATATTGTTAATTTTAAAGAAATCCCCCCTGGGAATGGTAAGGATGATGCGCAAGATGAATTTGAACTTTTTGTAAGGGATTTGCTGGTGGCACTGGGTTACGATATTGTCAAAGAACCTGCGCGTGGTGGCGATGATGGTATAGACCTTGTTGTTCGCGAATACAGTTATGGTCCAATGGGCAAGAATTCTCGACTTGTCGGTGTGAGCTGTAAGCACAATGCGCATTCCAACAAGGCCGTTGGTAGAGAAGATGAGAAATTTAATCTTTCTGTTGCCGACGCGTTTGGCTTTAAGGTGTTTTATGCTTTCTATAGTACTATTGCCTCGGAGTCTTTAGGGAGAACGCTTGCAAATCTTGGTAAGAAATTGGATGAAGTTAAAGTGTTCGATCATTCCCTGATTTCAGTTCTGCTGAGAGAGAATGATGCTTCCTTGAGAGTTTTTAGAGATTATTTTCCCGTTAGCTTTGGGGGTTATCATCTTTGCAATAGAGGTAGCGGCATCTATAGGTCTCCGCCTGTTATGGAGTGTGATTTTTGCAGTAACAATGTTATCAGTCGTTTTGAGGGTTGGTTTGTTTTGTTTCGCAGTATGTTGTCGAAGATAATGGTTGTAAGCATAGAGATTTTATAAAGTTATCTGTTAGATGTGAGGCTCATTCAAATGTTGAATCGTTCCCTCTTGACGTGCCAGGGTTGGATCTTTCCCGGAGTGATATAGATATTGATCGGTGCAGTGTGCTGTCCATGACAGAGCCCCGTGTCTACATAAAAAGACTTTTACATTACATGGATGGTTTGTGCACCGGTTCTTATAGGATGCCGCTGCCTTTTTATCGTCAATTCAGGAGGATGAATAATGGGATGTTTTATTTCGTCTCAAGAAAAGTTGATGTCGATCATGAGGGCCGGATGCTCGATGCCTTTAATCCTATTGACCTATTGCGTAGCGATTAAAGTAGGTGGCTTATTTTACCAATGGCAGTTCACCCCATCGAGTTGTATGACTCGGTGACCGGTGCGCACAGCACAGGTGTCAGGCGGCGCCGGCACTGGGCGTGCCGATCGTGACGGTTCCGTGCTCTATCTTCTGATTCAGTTCGTCCATCACGCCCATCAGCTTTTCGCTACGTCCCGGTCGGCGTCGCTTTGCTGTGTGTCCAGGAGTGAGAGCCGCTCGGTGCCTCGGTCGCAAATCTCCATCAGCCGCCGCCTTTTATGTAGCGCCCGTTCGGCGCGTGAAGGCGTTCTAGTACCTGGATGGCTGCGGAGAAGATCCGCCGATGCCGCTCTACAACGTGGCGCTGGGTGGCGTCGGGAACATGGGTTTCGTCGATACGTGGCCAGGCGGACGATTCGGAGCTGACGTTCGATAGCGTGTGGTGGGGCTACAAGCCGAAGTGGGCGGGGTAGGCAGCGCCGCAGCCGATCAACGCTTACGTGGGGGTGTCTCTGGCCATTCCGTATAGTCTGACAGACCCTCGATTGGCTCTTCGATATCGCCAATGGCATCGCGGCAGAAGCGCAAACCACACTGCCAGACACTAACACACGCCACCTTTTTCGATCAGCTCGGCCTGCTGGCGCTTATCTCGCTCGACGTTGCGCGCGAACTTTTCCTGCCAAAATTCGACATGCGACTTCGGCGTACTGGCGTAGACGCAGCCGGGTGCCGGTGCCAGTAGCAGCCGTGCACAAGAAAATGCGAGGCGGTACTTGGGTAGGACCAGATCCGGCTTGCCGGGGAGATCTTTTGCGGTGTACCGGAAGCGGTAGCCGCGAGCGTGCAGTCGCGGCGCAGCGCGATTTCCGGGCCGGTGTTCTTCCCAGCGACCGAGGCCATGATTTTGGAGCGGGTGGCGTGTCTACGTGATCGGTCATTGGGCTTCCTTGCCTCTATGAGCCGGGAAGGTCACTCCATTCTAGCGTAGACGCTCAGGTCCTTATCCGAAATGTCGCTCGCTGCCACCAGCTTGTAGTGCTTTTCGCGAACGACCTTGATTTCGTCGTCATCGATCATGAGCTCGAACATCGCAATACGATCGTCACCCATAAATTGACCGAGACCGCTCGGCAGATCAGTTCGGATATTCCTGCGCGCAGTAGCGAACGTCTTGGTTCGTTTGGGTGATCGCGTTTGGTCTTTCCCTCCCTTGGCTTGAACCGGGATGACGTACTGTTGACCGTTGCTGTTCACCCCCGTAAATCTCGTCGATTTCGATCTGCCCCATCTTTTTGACCGACGTGCGTAGGTGGCTCTGGAGCGAGTACGAGGCGATTCCGAGGAAATGTCGATCAGCCTGTTGTAGCGTACTTTAGCTAGCAGGGCTTGCTCGTCGTATTTGGCGTTTTTTCGAATGATTTCCGGTGTCGCGTCGGGAATCTTGATCGTCAAGAGATCATTGCGCGGGAGAATCCTGCTTAGCTTAACCTGCTTGAAACGATATTTAGCTCGGCCAGCGCCTTCGATAATCCACTCTAGCCCGGGATCTGCCGTGTCGAGAATGTGCTCGGGCAGTGGCTGACGATATCGAAAAGAGTAGATTACATCGCCTAAATTCGCCGGCCTTTGCAGGTCGAGCGTCGTGACAGCTTCGACGATTTCATCGCGTACGAAAACGAACCCATCAGGGTTCGTTGGGTAATGCTTATTGAAAATGTAGGAGATCGCGCGATAGAGCGCTTCTTTACCTTGGGGCTTTCATCCGACATCGGCTTTATCCCTTACCACCTTCTTCGGTGTACTTGTCGTTTTGCGCGTGCGCTGGGCGATGGTGTTGTGCGGCACGCCGAAGTATCTCGCTGCCTCGCCCATATCCATGTAGAGGAACTCGGCGTCGTTGAGCTCCAACTTCTTCCGAGGTTTCTTCGGTTTCTCGCCGAGCGCTTGCATGATGCTGCCGGCGACTGCGCGGCCCAGTAGCGGCGGCACGCTGTTGCCGATCTGCCGGAAGCCGTGCCACTTGGTGGAGTGCAGGCGGAACCAGTCGGGATACGAGTGCAGCCTAGCCGCTTCGCGTACCGTGATGACGCGAGGCAGGTTGGGGTGGATCGGCCGCGGCGAGTGAAGGCGCCACGGGCACTGTCCGTACCGGCGCGCAGCGTGTTGCAGAGCCCTTCGGGAGCCAGCTTGCGAAAACGACTGACGGGCTCGGTTTTCCCTGGCACCGTTTCGGTAAAGCGGCTCTGGGAAAGCTCGGTGGTGTTCCGTCCGCAGGCTGGATGAGAGCAGCCCGAGATCGTGGATCCGCGTGTACCCGAAGTCCTCGGGATCTCGCTCGAGACCGCGCAGCCGTCTGGCGTAGGTCGATTCGGTTTCCCATTCGACATGCACGGCATCCGTCGAGCGGAGCTCCTCGAACCGGTTGGCATCGGGCAGATCGCCGATGGCATCCCAAACCGTGGCGCCTTGCTCGAGCGGCGCCGGGTATGTCGGTTGGTCAGGCCTTTGCGGGCGCCCATCAAGAACAAGCGCTGCCGGGATTGGGGCACCCCGTAATCGGCGGCGTTGAGCACTTGGTAGGGCATGACCACGTCGTAACCGGCTTTGTCGAGCGCGGCTATCATCTCATCGAGGAACTTGCGGTGTTTGCCGAGCGTGAGCCCTTTGACGTTTTCGAAGACGCAGTATTTAGGCTGGAGCTCGGAAACCAGTCGGACGTAATGCGAGGAGCTCGTTACGCGGGTCGTCCAGTACGCGCTTGCCGATCAACGAGAAGCCCTGGCAGGGCGCGCCGCCGAACACCACATCGATTTCGCGATCGCCGATGCCGGCTTTTTGGCGCACGTCGTCGCCGGTCAGATCGACGACACTGGCGCAGATCGCCTTCGAGTAGGGAAAGTTGTACTCGTGGGTCGCGCAGTGGATCGGGTCGATTTCCACGGCTGCGGCGATGTCGAAGCCGGCTTGCTCGAACCCTAGGGACATGCCGCCGGCGCCGGCGAAAAGGTCGATGCCAATGGGGCGTTTGCTGGTGTTGGTCATGTGACTCGATCTGACTTCCGATTGACGACGCGAAAGGGCTCACTATACCGCCCTGCATCGGATGATGCAGTGAGGCCGAGCCCTTTCGATTGATAGGTGTATGGATATACAGCCATTGGCGCTGCGGTTGCAAGCCCGTGTGCAGGTGAGGGTGAGCGATGCCTTCTGGAGGCCAAGCGGCCGGAGTGCTTTGGGTCGCCAACGATGGGGACGGGATGCTCGGCGTCTTTAGGGCATTCCAAGGCGGTATGCCGCTCGGGGCCTAACGACTCGGCGACGCGCCCCGCGTCTCGAGCGTCAGCTCAGTCGAGTAGCCGCCGTCGCCGATCTCGTGGCGCACCTCGGTGAGCACCCATTCGGTCTCTTCGATCTCACGCTTCCAGCCATAGCAGCGGGCGGGTGTCTCGGAGTAGAGGTCGGCGCGGCCCTGGGCGAGCGTGAGCGAGAAGCCCGCGATGCCGCGCTGCAGGCGCTGCCATTCGGCGTTGGCGGCGGTGAGGGCGTCTTCCTCACTGGCGTAGGTGGGGCGCAGGCGCTTGGCGTTCTCGTTCTCCCCGGCGATGACTTCCTTGCGGCGGCCGCCAGAGACGTCGTTCCAGGCGGCGATGACGCCGGTGTAGTTCTCGCGGTCCGAACTCGAGTAGCGGTGCTGGTCGCCGTCCCGGCGGCGGATGACGATGGGCGGGATCTCGGCGCCGGTGGCGGTGGTGGCCTGGCCGGCGGGGATGAACAGCAGCCGGCCGGCCTTCACCGTGGCCACCGCATCGAAGCGCTCGGCCAGCCGGGTGAGGAAGTGCATGTCGCTCTCTTCGGTCTGGTCGAGGTGCGCGATGCGGATGCCGGCCAGCGTGGTGCCGGCCCTGGGCTCGAGGTCGTGGCGCTTGCCGGGCAGGGTGCCGCGTAGGTTGGCGCTGCTGGCGCGGATGGTGAGGAGGTCCGGGGCGCCGCTGTGTTCGACCTCGTCGACGATGCGGGAGCGCGAGAAGGTGATGTGGGCCGCGGCGCCGTCGTGAAAGCGGCGGTCGCTATCTTAGTCCACGCCTTCGCAAGGTAGACGTTGGGCGTGATGTGGTTGCCTTGGACGGTCACGTTGAGTGGGGCGCGGCCATGGGCGACCTCGATAGCCGCGCTTTGGCGCCCCCAAGCATGGCCTAAGCAGGCGGAGGGGCGCTCCGGAATCGGCCAGCCGGAGTGCGCCGACGCAAGAGGCGTGTTTTCAGCATGAACTCGGCAGTATCGAGCAACGCGAGCGGATGAGGTGACTTGTAGGCTGGAGGTGGTTGATCGATGGGGCCGATGCCCCATGGCCTCACTGCCGACATTCACCCACGACATGCCGATTCGCGCGGCACGACGACTAGGGAGTTCATCATGAGTGACATCATCTGGCCCGAGGGTTTCGTCCCCGGGTTCACCGACAATTTCTGTTCCAATGAAGTCATCGTCGAGGGGGTGTCCGCGGCGGACATCTGGCCGCTGCTGGTGATGCCATCGCGGTGGCCCACGTACTACAGCAACGCGGCCGATGTGAAGATCTACGAGGATGCGGGCCCGGCGCTGGATGCGGGCGTGCGATTCTTCTTCACGACTTTCGGGTTTCCCATCGAGGGGCGCTGCCTTGAGTGTGTGCCGCCGATCATGGGGCAGCCGGCCAGAATTGCTTGGCATGGCTGGAGTGGTGAGGAGGGCGCCTCGGACCGTATGGACGTCCATCATGCCTGGCTGATCGAGGATCTCTCGGCGAATCGCGTCAGAATTCTCACTCAAGAAACCCAGAATGGGGAGCCGGCGAAAGAATTGGCGCGCCAAGTTCCCAACCGATGATCAATGGGCACCAGGAGTGGCTGGATGGGCTGGTGGCGACGGCGAGTGCGGCCACCCCGCGATGATGGCCAACCGGTACGGCAGTTTGTCGTTGCCCGGTAACTGGCTGATCGGTCTTCAGCCGTGCTTCTGAAAGATGCCTCCGCCGTTGCGGAGGCGTCTATTTGTTCTTGAGCCGATACCGGCTTGCCTGAGGGCCGAATGCCTGCTCCCGCTCGCGTCCTTTTCTCGAAGGGAACGTCGCTGTCCTGACGCGGTGATGCTGGGGCTTCAGCAGAAGAAAAGCGGCATCGAGCTGCTGCTTGCTTGCTGGCGGTGGGTCGCCCAGGGCATTACCGCGTCTAGTGAACGCTCTAGCTCGAGCCGACGCTTGAGCGTGCGATTCTCCGCCGTCAGCGCCGATAGGCGGGCTTCGGCAGTGTCCTGTCGGTCGAGCGCTTCGCCGAGCAGTGCGTTGGAGGCCGACAGGCGTGTCTCCAGCACCCGCTTGGTGCGCTGATGCGCCAGGCGCTCTTCGGCGATCATGGCTTGAAGCGCCTCGAGTTCTGTCAACTGGTGTGCTTGCGTCAT